CTGTCGTTAGACAGTTGACTCACAAGTGTTGGGATAGTGGGCTTGCCAGTTAGGTCAGCATAGGCACCTGTAGTAGCCACAGTGGTCAATGCAGGTTTACCAGTCAAGTCAGCATAGCTTGTGGTCCCAACTCTACTGCCGCTGACTGTTAGATTGCCGCTAGCATCTAGGCCTACCGCTGTGCCACCAATATAAATTGTGTTGTTGCTCACATACAGGCTACGCCAAGGCAGTGTGCTTGAGCCTAGATCGCCACCAAGAGCAGTCTGTGGCAGAATATCTCCACCCACTGACAGGTTGCTGGTTATGGTAGCAGCTTGGTCAATTACAATGGCTGAACTGTCCGTGGTAGTCATAGTACTACCCGCAAATTCAAATGCCCCAATGTTTAGTGTATCGGCATCTAGACCCAATGCATTATACAGTTCTGTAAAGTTGTCATTTACTTTTACAAAGGCATTCTTAAGGCTGTCACCAGTTGGGTCAGCAGTTGTGCCAGTTCTAATTATTTTCTTTGCCATCTATCGCTCCGATTAATTTAATGCTACCCAACTAGAGCCATCGTAGCCTCTAAATTGGTTCGTACCGTCGTCAAACACTATCATGCCTTTTGAAGGCGTAGGCAATGCTGCGGCAATGGCTGTAAGGTCTACATACACAGCAGTCTGAATATATGAACTTGCTACAACACTTGCTGACTCAACTGGGCCAACTATACGACTGTTTGTTCCGTCAATCAACATTGTTGAGTTGTCACCAAATACACTGCCGGTCATATCGCCAGTTTGATATCCAGTTAAGTTACCTGTGACATTACCTACCACTGCTCCGGTGTGTGTTCCTGCGCTGTTACCTGTTAATGTACCTGTGACATTGCCAGTTACATCACCTGTCACATTGGCAAACACTGGACCAACGATCCTACCACTGGTTCCGTCAACCAACATGGTTGAATCGTCGGCAAACAAACTGCCGCGGAAATCACCACTGTCTACGCTTACTGTAATATTTCCTGTGCTACCGCTTAGGGTTACACCGTTGCCTGCTGTTAAACTCAGTACCCCAGTATTGTCTAATGTTATTCTATTTGTAAGTCCGCCCGAGGCCACAGTGTTGGTAATGTTTATACCAGAACCTTCTATGAGTGTTATGGTATCAGCTGTACTTCGAGCAGTTAAACTGGGTTCTCCTGCCGTGGCAAATATACGATAAGCATTACCTGCTGGAGCAGTATTTGTAACAATAACCTTACCAGTTGTTGCATCTCTAGCACCAACGCTGATACCATTACCTGCGTCAACATCAACAATGCCTTCGTTAACAATGGTCACGGTGCCTGTTGCAGTATTCCGACTCATTCCTAACCCAGCCGTGATTGCAGTAACTCCTGCATTGTTAACAGTAACCACTCCAGTACTAGCACTAACTGTCATTGCGGTTCCTGCAACAAGACTGGTAACACCAGTGTTAGTAATGTTGATCTGATCGTTGGTTGAAGTTACAGTTAATTGGATTCCTGTTCCTGCATTAAAATCTAACACATCATTAAATTGATCAGCAACTACTGAAGTATTGCTGTTAACTGAAAACTCTTTAAAAAATGCTTTATCGGGATCAATAATTAAATTGCCGCCAACTGTGGTTCCACTGGGTAAATTGATAGTTAACCCTTCATTGGTTATTGCTGCACCTCCAATCATCAGCGTATCGCTGAGATATAAGTTAGCCCATTTCTTCTGTGGAGATCCAAGATCGTACGTGTCATTATTAGCAGGTATAAGATTACTTTCTAGTGCATCAAATCCTATACTGCCTGTTTCACCTATACTGGCATATAGTTCTGTAAAATTTGCATTTATTTTGGTAAATGCATCCTCCACTGTGCTCCATACAATAGGAGCCTTTCCGGATGTAATTGATTGTCTAGACATTATGCTCTCCCTACAGCTACTTCAATTGTGCCTATGTGATCTGAGTCATAGTCCTCGAGTGCTTTTCCTATCATAGATCCTACCTTAATGTCGCCGGAAGCAGCAACCGCTACTCCTGGAATTCCACTGGTAACCATGATGTTACCTTTCTTGATCTTGCCCGCAACTCGACAAGGAACACGACCAGCTAGCGCAACATATGGATGTGTGTTATCTTCACCTGCTTCGCAGTTCATTCTAAACGCAGGGTTAGCAGAAATGACACCTGCTACCGCAGTATCCATTTTGATGTTGGTTGTTGTGATTTCTTTGTCACCACCAAACACCACAACAGTACCTACTGTGTATTCTCGATCAGCGGCGTATCGTTCTGCCAAGTCAGCGTAGCGTGCCGCTGTGGCAGTACCAGTCATAATGTTTGCAATAAAGTTGCCACTAGCATCACGGAATACAATGGTATTTCCTGTATTAGCACTGGTAGCATTTGATGTAATAGTGTACGCAGTAGCATCATCTGCATTAGCAGCGGTACAACTTAATCCACTTCCACTTACTCCAACAGTGCTAGCATATTGTCCAGTGGTATCTGTACCTAGTGCTACTGAGTTAGCAGCAATGGTAGTGGCAAAGCTAAGATTGCCGCTGCCGTCAAACGCTGCCGAAACTCCGGTAACATCACCAGTCAAGGTAATTGTTCGACCATTAGCCCAAGCACTAGCAGTACTTGCATTGCCACTTAGTGCCGCAGTAATAGTTCCAGCACTAAAGTTACCACCGCCATCACGAGCAACAACAGCATTTAATGTGCTAGTACTTGTGGCATTGCTGGTAATAGTATAGGCTGTGCCGTCAGCGGCATTGGCAGCAGTACAACTTAAACCTGTACCTGAGACAGCCACGGTACTGGCATATTGACCAGTTGTGTCTGTACCAAGTACTGTGGCATCTGCTGATATGGTTGTAACAAATGAAACATTACCTAAATTGGTAACTGTACCCGTACCGGTTACATCTCCAGTTAGTGTAATGCTAAAATCTGCTACATCAAAGTCTAATGTGTTATCTGCATCGTCATAGGTAACTGAAATACCAGATTCTGTGTTGCTGGTTACCATGGCACCAACAGTGTCAGCAATCACTTCTGCCAAGCTGTCTGCGCCAATAGTAAGTCCTGTGACCGTTACAGCACCAGCTGAGAAGTTGCCACTGGCATCTCTTAGAACGATTGTGCTGCCTGTGTTGGCATTGGTAGCAGTGGTTGTTGCAGAGTTTGCTTGACTCTGAATTGTGGTAGCAACAAATGTACTACCTGTATCAACGGTCCATGCACCTGTAACTAAACCGGCTGTACCACTAGCTCCAGTAGTTAATGTATCAGAATATAGTGTACCTGTGCGTACATCCAAGTAACCAGTACCCCAGGTAAGGTTACTGGTAGTATCCATACTCCAGTTACCTGTAATAACACCAGCTGTTCCTACAGCACCTGTGGTCAGTGTATCAGCGTATAGTGTGCCAGTCCTTGCATCTATATAACCAGTACCTAGCGTTAGGTTACTTGTGGTCAACATGCTCCAGTTGCCTTCTAGAGTACCTGCCGTTCCAGCCCCTCCTGTTGAAATACCAGCAGTGACTAGTGTGGTAGTACCAGTGTCAATTTTACTGCCAACTGCAACACTCCACTGACCTGTAATAACACCAGCTGTGGCAGTTGCACCTGTAGTCAATGTTGTTGACTGTAATGTACCGTTGGTAAAATCGATCTTACTGGCCGAAGTTAAACTCCAGTTACCAGTTAGATTACCTGTGGTAATGTTTGCGCCTGTGGTAAGTGTTCTTGACTTGATAGTACCTATGGCAAAATCAATTTCACTGCCAGTTTGTCCTATCAGTTTACTTGTGGTGTTCAAACTCCAAGCGCCTGTTATGGTACCAGCAGTTCCTACTGCGCCTGTGGTCAATGTTGCAGACTGCAAGGTACCTGCACTGGCGTTGATAGTGCCGGTGCCCAGTGTTAGGTTACTGGTGGTTGTCATTGACCAGTTACCGGTCAACGAGCCTGCTGTACCTACACCACCTGTGGTTATATCGGGAGTAATGATCGAACTAACTTGAATTGGTGCAAATGCACTGTCATCATTTAGACGGAATCTATGACTGTTATTTCTATAACTAGAAACTTTATCACTAGACACACTACCGTCACCAATACTGACACCTAGTACTCCACTGAAACCGTACAAGTTAATAGAACCGCCTGTGGCAGTTACTGAAGTATCAGCAAGTTTCTTATCAACGCTGGCACTGGTTCCTACATAGAATGCTCTTGTTGCATACAAATCTCTAACACCAATATCACCGTTACCGTCTCTGATAACCAATCGGTTATTGGCATTAACATCGGTAAATCCAGCATAGGCACTAACAGCTTCAACAACACCGTAGTCGCTGTCTTGGCTGCTGGTAGTTGCACCAGTTCTGCGTAAGAAACCTAGACTGCTGTATTGGCTCTTCTTGACTGCAAGACCTTCATCCACAATAGTACTAAACGCCACAGCACTGACATCACCTGTTCCTGCTGCGCTACGACCTAAAACAGTGTCTGTGGCAATTTGTGCAAATTTACTTAACGCAATGCCGTTGGCTTTTAAATTTATCCAACCAAAACTGCTGTTAAATTCGTTGCTGTTAAATGCTGATAATCCTAACTCTTGCTGACCATCAGTTAGATCAAATGCAACTCCAGTGCCACTGCCTGCACTACCGTTAGCTGTAGCGACGAAGATTTGATCGAGGTCGTTGTTCGGAGCCCCTAATAGGGTCCAATTAGTTACAGCACCACCGGACGTACTAGTACTAAGAATTAAATACCTATGACCTGCGATTACGGCCGGTGCAGAAACTGCAATTTCACCAACCAGTTCGGACTGGGCACCCTCGCTTTGTAGAAGGGCATACGATGCTGCAACACCAGCAGGATTTAGTGCTAGTTTAGTTTGAGCAATATTAGCAGAACTATTGATATTAGCGTTATCAATAATATCAGGTTTGATATAAATGTTATATTCGTTTAGAGTAGAATCAACTCCTGTAGTAATAGCATTATCACCAGGTACAGTTAAGTCACCCGCAATTTTCACAGCACGACCTTCGTTGCCAGCGCCAGTAAATGCAATAGTATAACCTGCATCCACAGCCTGACCCGGGAAACTGTTGGCAATAATAGCATCAAAACTAATACTGCGTCGATTAACAGCATCAGTTTGATCCACCGGATCGGCCACATTTCTAATTCTAAAGTCACTCATGTTCAAGGTGTTCTTCATGGCCAACGAACCATTTAGAGCCATGAAGCCACCAGTGTTTTGAGGAATGGTTCTTCCAGAATCGATAGTGTCGCCACCGTGACTTACACCCAGTCTACGATCTATGTAACCACGAGTTGCGTTTTCGGTTGGCACAGTATCTGTAGCATTATCACTGAATGTGGTGTCTGTTGAGAATTCACTAACTGGAACACCTCGTTTAAATCCCAAACCACTCAAGTTGCTCAATGCCAGTGACGCACTAAATGTAACCGTACCAGTACCTTGGTCAACTCTAAAGAATGGTCCGACTGAGAAGTTACCAAATTGGTCAGTGGTCACAAAGAAGCAACGACCTTCACCTCGCTCAACCACTTGACTGTATTCGATTTCGCCTGTGGTATCCAACAATGTCTCTGTGGCAATGCGTACAGGAGGACCGTAGATCTCGCTTGGATAGTTAGTATCGGCATAGCTACCAGTACCAATTTCTAATAGATCATGTCCTGTAACACGAGTCAACGAAATACGAATTGTCAGTGTGCCTTGACTGTCTTCGGTTCTAGCTGTTACACCAGCAAATAAAGTAATTGGACTGTCATAGGCAATCACGCTGTCTTCTAGTGGAGTGCTAAGATAAATTTCGCCATATGTCTCTCCGGTTATATCAGCATCGTTGTATTGTGTAATAGAATAATTACGACCCTTGAATGTAAATCTGCAACCAACAATACGGCCTGCATCAATGGGTCCTAGTTCTACAACAGACAGTACAGAGTCTCCAACTCGACCCAGTACCTTGCCTACAGCAAAAATACCTGTACCGTTATCACTAAACTCAATTGCTGCTCCACCAGAATAGCTAGAAAGTTTAAAGGTATCGGCAGCGGAATCTCGAACAATGTATTGTCTTGTACTAAACACTCCTGCCGGCATAGCACCGCTGGTTTCAAATCTAATGACATCACCGTTGGCAAATCCGTGACCTGTCTTGTTAATTCTGTCATTGGTATGATCAAATGTGCAACGAGCTGAGTCAACAACTGCTGTGCCTGTACCAGAACCAATAGCAGCCGCAGTTATAATATCCCCTACAGCATATACAACCGATACTGTTCCTGCAACAGTATTCCAATTAGTGGTTCCTAAAACTACAATATAATAACTATAACCGCTGACTATTCCTACTGGATCTACAATCAATTTTGAGCCACCTGGATTAACAAGAGCAGTTGGTACCGGCACAAACTCTTGCCTTGGCCATAGTGTGATCTCAGCATAGTTGTAACCGTCTTTCAGTGCAGTGCCTGCAAGTTGTGTAGCTTCAAAATAATGACTGCCTGAGCCAGCACTAGTAGTTTCTAACGGCTGTCCGGTTTTAGAAGTTGAAATTCTAAAAGTAGAATCAGTAAAACCATCGTCTAGAATATAATAAGTGTCCCCTGCCAAAATACCAGACGGCAAAGTTCCACTAGTTGCAAATTTTATAGCATATCCCGGTCTCTGGCCATGAGCTGGCTTGGCAGTTGGCCGGGCAGTACCGGTTCCGGATCCTATAGCTCTAGCAATAAATACAATCCCAATAGTTCCCGATGTTGCCCCGACATTGCTCCAAACAGTGTCACCTACAGAGGTAATGGTATATTCTCTACCAACAACAAATAAACCAGCAGCAACTGATGAGGGATTTGTAACAGTTCTAACCAATGTAGCAACACCAGTGACAAACTCAACGACCACTGCCTCTATTGCAGGAGGAAAATAATCTGTAAATTCTAAAACACGATACAGTTGGCTATCAAACAATTCGTTGATTTTTAATGCAGTTGATGGTCGAACTGCAACGCCAACAACTCCACCTGTAAGAACAAGTTCATTGTTGGATCTTAGTGTGACTCTGGTGCCGTCTGGAACTGAGGCCACTAGTCCGTCTGTGTCACTGTTTAAGTTCAGTCGATACAATCTTTGTCCAGTTGAGTCTATAGGAAAATCATTTTCAGTTACTGCGCTAACCACTGGATATCTTACTATTCCAAAAATTCCTCCGTGATCAATTTCAACTTCACTTTGATCTCTTGGAGGGTAATCAACATCAGTAATATAGATAATAAACCCTTCGAATTCGTTGTCGTAGGTTCCTAGATCATTATATACAACAGCACCTTGGCTAAGTTCATAATACAGATCAACTCCTGTTGGAACTTCTAATGGATCTGATCCTTCCGCAGCCAAAGCATACACACCGTGAGCTGAAGATCCGCCCACGCCACGAATCTGTCCACCAGTTACAGAATAATAAGAAGTATAACAATAGTATGTAAACATACTGACACATTCTGTTAATCCACCGTTGGCCGCAATCAGCCCGTAGCCCATGTCGTTGATCTGTGTAAAGTCATTTGACAACATTGATCTGTTACCAGGCATCAACACTTCGAAGACATTGGCATTGTCATTAACAAATGTAATTACATTGGTTTGAATAGTTGCCTTAGCAGCTTCTAGAGCATCTCGAGCACTGATTCTATTAGCATCGTAAATTCTGCCCGCGCCGCTGGAAACTATGGTTGGATAGGTAGAAGCTGCAAGGTTTGCCGCTGCAACACCGGCTGCAAGTTTAGTTGCAGTAGTTGGGCCACCAGCTCCGCCGTTGGTTCTATATTGCAGTAGTGCATTAGTTACAATAGAGAACAATGTTTCTAAAACAGCTACAACTGTTCCGTCACTTGCAGAACTTGTTACTTGACTTGAGGTTGCCCCATAAATCGGAGACACTGTGGTATTCACAATCACCTGCTTGGCTGCATTTTTTAGTGTGCCAATTGCATTTTCATAGGCCAATGCCTGTTCATCTAATATTTGTAAAGCAAGTACAGCAGCTAGTTCAGGTGGACCACCTACTCCGTTGAAAAAACCAAAAGCTACTTTACGAGTTTCGCTGTCACCGCCGTAGACCACATCGTAAGTTACACTTTCTATTATTCTTTCAAATATTCTTTGACCGTCTGGTACAGAAAATGTTGTTAGACTGGTATATGTTGTGGTAACATAACCAGAACTCAACTGTTTCAAGAAATCTGTATTGGCAATTAACAGAGCCTTGGCATTGGCAAAGTTTGAAGTTAATCCTGTTGGATTAGGAATACTTAATAATGGGGCTGCTGTAGTGCCTCGTCTAATAATATTTCTTAGGTTAAGTTTGCTTTGATTGACTACAGCTAAACTGGCGTCGTACTCTGATGATACAGCAATAGCTTCTAGTGTTGCAGTTGCACGATCGTGTGCTCGATCAATGGCTCGGATAGTTAAATCTAGTTGATCTTCAATGACTATTTCGGCGTTGGCATCTCTATATGTTTGCCCTGCTCTCCTACTGTGATAGTTGGTATTGAGTGCAACATCGTATCCTAGGCCAGTGATGATCAATTCAACATCTCTATTACAGATAGTTTGATCATAGCTAAACACATCAAAGGGCCACGGAGTAACTTCGTCTAGTACAAAGGTAGCTGTACTGCCACTGGTTCCGTAGGTAAAATCTCTAACATAGTTGATGCGATAAACGTTATCCTGGACAATAAACGAGGCAGGCAGTTGCGGGAATCGCTTTAGTTCAGAAACTACCAGTCTTGTGTTGCTGATCTTACTGGTAATTTTAAACCTAATGTTACCTGTAAATCCATCAACAAACATACCGCCGCTAAATGTGTGACGGCCTGTGCTCTTTGAAAACACTGCACCTTCTTGAGCATAAGGCGACTTGGCAAGAATTTGTCCTTCGGGATCAAGTACTAGAGCAAAGCCGCCAGAACCTTGAACCGTTGTGGCTCGAAGAATGGTAGCATCATTCATCAAGAACACATCTATTTGATCGTTGTCTAACGGAACATTAAATGATTCGCTGGAAGTGTCGATGATGTCAACAATAACATCAGTAAGTCTTCCAATAACACCACCGTTGGGCACACAGTCTCCTGAATTGACAGTATATGCACCAAATGTTGTACTAACAACGTTTGCTGTTCTTGCAGAGTCGGTAAAGATATTAAACTGTGTACTATTTGCCACAGTAATCCAATAACTATTTCCGTTCAACTGAGTAAGACCGGTCATGTTACGGAAGGTTACAATTTCTCCGCTGTCGAGTCCGTGAGCTGGTGATGTTGTAATTGTGGTTTGATTTCCTCTAGTTACTTCGGATACAGTAACTGGGGTGCCACCAGCACCTGTTTCTGCTGTATAAGCAGTGTCAATAACCTGTGGTTCTGAATAGGTAATCAGGGTTCCTGTAATTGGAGCAAGATATTGTGAATTTATAATGTCAAGGTTACGAATAACGGCCTGTGCCACAGTTTCCAATCTACGAATGGCTGCAATAGTCTGTGCCAACTCAGTGGTAACTGCCAGTGTTAAGCTGGCATTGGTTGTATCTTTGTATTTCAATGCTGCTGAAATTGTTCGAGGAGCACTGCCATATCTAAGGTCAAACACCATGGCATCAATTAATATGCCTATATCTTGTTTTCGATTATCGCTGTTATATTCAAAATCAACAAATGGCGCAGTTTCTTCAGCAATCTGTTTGTTAATCCAAGCAATAACTTCTTCTTGTATAAATTGTTTGTTTAGAGACAATAGGTCAGCTGCTGATCTGTAGAAACCTTTGTTATTGATACTTGCTTCAGGATAAACAGGTTCACCTGCATTGCTTAGATAGTGATATCCAAATGTGTCCTCTCTGTCAGCATTAAGTTCGTTTCTTGAAGTGTTCAAGCCATCAATGACTTTATCTCGTCTAAAGTATTGGAATGCCCAACAGCTAGAACTCATGCCTTTCTTTGGACGAATAATTGTTCTACGGAATTCATCACCAATAAGGGCTACGTTTTGAGAAACTTTTAACGGTAAGTTTTCATAGTAGATACCAGTTTCAACAAAAACTGAAACCTGTCGAGTATTGGCAACATCACCATATGAAATTGCTTCTCCGTTAACAAATGTGCCATACTTGATGTCAACATCAAACAGTTCGTTTCCATTAGTATCTAATTCACCTTGATGTGAAAGAATCTGTGCCAGTGCTCCAGAAGTTTCACCTAATAAGTAAAGACCTTCACGAATGTCACGACCTCTACGAGCCACGGCGCTGTCTGTGGTAACATCACCGGTAAAGTCAGTTCTTTGTCCTCCGGTATAGATTTCAAATCTAGGTAATGTTACTATAAGATCTGGAAATTCTGTAAACCCACTGCCCTGATCTGTAATAGTAATACCAGCAATAGTTCCACCAACAATGTCAGCAAAACCAAAACCTGCAACAGCATTAGTGTCTAATATATCAGGAGTTACGCGAACAGATACCAAACTGTAGCCTGTTCCAGCAGAACTAATAATAGCCGTGCTGACCTTGTAGGTAACAGCAAATTCTGCGCTAGTTCCAAATTCGCTTCCGTTGGCAACACCAACAACAATACGGTTAGAAACGTTGGTTACAGGTAGCGTTAAATCAAATTTACCACCAGTTAATAATTGAAATGTAAGGATAGGACCGTTTGGAGTGCCAGGCTCACTGTTTACTGTGAGAATTCTTACGGTGGCAGCATCAATGGCAGCACCGCCTACTTTATTGATTCTTAAAGTTTCATTAACTTTAAAGTTGTAACCACCAGTTACTAGTCTAATAGTATCTATGGTTAAAGTAACTCGTCCCGCAAATCCCGATCCGTTATCCGGCGACACTGCAATATCAGTTAATGCGCAGTTGCTGATAACACCGTTATCAGGATTAGTCCAAGTTAATACCTTACGATAAGGTCCAATTTCCGGTGGACTTGATTTGATAATCTCTTCTGCTTTCTTTAGTGCAGCTTCAACAGTTCTATAAGCAAATGACAACGCACGACCTTGCGTATTAGCACCAACACCGACTCGTTCATCAGATCCAGATGTAGCAACATATAAGTTGGCTACAGAAGCAAACCCGGCATTGTCGACATAATTTTTGGTAGCAGCGATTAGGCCACCATAGGTAACATCGTCTTCTGGTTCTGGATTTCTAGCTAAAATTAACGGACCAGTCATGGTTCCGAACGCACTATTAGCAACATTGCCAGCTGCGGGATCTGGAGCAAATACACCCCCTAATGCAATTTTTGTATCAGTGTAGCTTTTATTTGCAGCTTCATTTGAAGTGATAGGAGTAGTTAACGATTGTATGCGAAATTGCACACCACCCGATTGTGCTTGCAGGTTTCCTCCTAAACTAGGAGAAAGATCGTTCGCTACCGAAGATCGAGTATTGGTAATTACTATTTGATTTTCATTAGTAAAATTTAAACTGATACCAGTTCCTGCAGTCAACTGTTTAAAAATCAATCCAGATTCACTAGGATTGACCGCAACTACGGAATTTTCGTACCCTTGATAATAATCTTCACCTTCGCCACCTACCGGAGCGTCTTCTAGAGTAGAAAATTTTAGTCTACTGCCGAGACCTAATGCTCCGTAGAGTTCTCTAAAGTTTTCATTTACCTTGCGAAACGAGTCGCGTATGCTATCACCGGTACCGTCATTGCCCACAATACCTGTATCAATTACTTTTCTTGACATAGTAGAATCCTAAGATTTAATGCTTACTCTACTATTTAGTTTGAAAATTTTATAAGCCGAATGTAAATACAGCATGTTCCTAACAACAGAACTTGTTGAAACTCAATACGTTAGACACAGTAAACTAGGGGAAGAACACAATTACTCCCGTAGCAAGACTCTAGCGGTATTTCGTTGTGATAATTGTGACGAAGTATTCCGCAGAGATCTAAAACATATAGATAGAAAAAGGTTGAGCAACAATTATTTCCACTGTTGCACAACCTGTGATAGTAAACGCTTTGCTCAGAGAAAAGGAGTTGAAAAGAAGAAAATTTGGGATATGCCAGCTAGCAGTACATTACCTGTAGGCAAATACTAAATAAAAACCTAAGGAGACTTTTAATATGCTAGGATTAATTAAAAAACTATTTGGAGCCAAAGATGCTGCACCTACACCAGTAGAAGCTGCACCAGCTCCTTATAAAGTTGATGCGCCTGCTGTTGAAGCTGCCCCTGCTCCTGTAGTAGAGGCACAGCCTGCTCCTGTAGAACCAGCACCGGCTGCAACACCAGCCAAGAAGCCTGCGGCCAAAAAGCCAGCTGCTCCTAAAAAGGCGCCTGCTCCAAAAGCAGTCCCTGCTAAGTCTACAGGTACCCGCAAGCCAAAAGCTAAGCCAGCTGCTTAAAACTTTGTTCGTAGAGTGCAAAGCTGGATAGATTTTTAGCCTTGCTTTCGCACATGATGTCAAAGTTGTCACGGAAGCTCAGAGCCCATTCATTCACTGCTGTATTCCAGTAAAATTCTGAATGTGCTCTGAGTTTTTGTTTTTTATAACCTTGCTCTAAGAGGGTCGAAAGATTGGGGCGGAGGTGTCCGGGATGGTCAATAATACAGTCTTCCCGTGATACACTATAATGTAAGACAGGGCGAACACCACGCCAACTATCAATAATCCTTTTAACACGATCGTCAGTTGCTTCAATATATTCTCCAGAGTTAATCCAATGATGATGTATGTCCATGACCAGGGCACAGTCTTTGACCAGCTCAATACTTGAATCAATGCCCCAGGTCATTTCGTCATTCTCGATGGTAAGGCAGTTGCGGGCCTCGGGCGTCATTTTGCTCAGTGCATCACGAACACCCTGTGGGCCTTGCTTGCCGGAGATATGCACATTGATCTTGAAGTCTTGGAATGTCTTGCCATATCCCATCCAACGAGCCATGTCCACATGATACTCAAACTCTTCTATTGAGCGTTCTACTATGCCCGGGTTAATAGACGCCAACACGCAAAACTGGCCAGGATGAAAGCTGAGCCTAACATTATTCTTCCTAGCCACATCGCCCACTCGGGCAAATCCTCTTTCTGCAACTGCCCTGACATCGGGTTGCCGCCAAAACCACTTCCAACTAGGCTCAGTGTATACAGGAAGTATATCACTTGAGAGTCGTACCATTCTAAGATCTTCATCTAGTGTTCCCACCCTACTAACCAATTTGTAGCAGGCTTCTATGTTTCTTTCCATTAGATCCCATAGTCGCTGTTCAGCTTCCGCAGGATGTTCACGCAACCAACGGACTGTGGTAGCACCCGTATTTAAGTCACGATCACGAGCATTAATCTTCATGCCGTTAACTTCTTCAGGATCGTTGATCCACTTGCAGGCAAAGCCAATTCGTTTAATCATTAATGTACCGCTGCTTTCTCATTTACTGTGCATTCAATTACCCAATTGTTAAATTCGGTAAACTTGTTTACTTCTACTCCTAACCCAACAGCTTCGTTAACAAAATGCTTTAACAGTGCATTGTATAATTCATCGGGCATAGTTTCTTTGTTAAATTGAATTTTCATCTTTAGCTTTTACAGAAATTACATTGGCGATACGGAAGGAACGCCATTCCTTTTTGTCCAAACACCAAACACTCATGATATCTGGATTTTGTTTTTTTTCCTTTTTAGGAGCAGGAAAGTCTATAGGATTATCTGTGTTTGTGATATGCACAGGTAGCATTGGAAGAAGTGCTTCATTAAGTGTACATGGCATGGAACGAACGGCACCATCTACTTTAGTAAATTCTACTACACACTCTCCTGTGTGTAGTAGGGCGGATAATTGGTCACGAGTAAAAGTAGTCATGCTACTATTGTAACACAATTATCGCCAGTTGTCAACTACAAAAGGATCAAACACAGCATCAGGATTTGGATCTCCGTGAAATACCGCTATAGAACATTGTGGATGTACTACTAGATCATGTGCTACAAATTTAAATCCACTTTTTCCTGTTCTTATAACTAGCTCTTCTCGACTGCGGATTTCCCATTTATAACTCTGTATCCAATCAACGGGCCAAAATTTAATACGGTCTTTGGCTATATGCCATGTCCAATCTTGATCTCCATGCATTCTTTGTGCAGTTGAGGGATTGGTAACAAACCGTTGCCAAATTTCACTCTGTGTGCCATGATGCCAACTCATTACACTACTGTTCAGCATTCTCCAACTTGGATGAAATTTTCTATTAAAGTCCTGAATACCCATAAACTCATATTTTAAATTTTCAACCAATTTGTTAATGTTGTTGCAAATGACCACATCTAGATCAAGATACAATATTCTACCTTGTATATCCAGGGTAGGATCAAACATATGAACTTTATGCCACCAGGGTTTGAGATAGCCTGCACTCCGCTGAAGGATAGTTCGAACTCCAGTGATTGGATTAGGGTCATCGGTTAGACAGGCAAATTCATAGGGCACAGTCATATGGCGAGCAACCATATTGCGTAATCGTTCTACATAGTTTGGACCGTACTTGGTACCAAATTTTACACAAAGAACTGTGATCTTCTCGGTGGTAGGATCAATTGGCATTGATAGATTAGTCTCTGCCGCCGGAAGATATCCGTTTTGTTTATAAAAACGAAACTGTTCTTTAGTTAGACTGTCTCTTACTTCTTTTGACAATTTCATCTATGGCAACCAATTCTTCAAGTATGTTTTTTAAATCAGCTAGTTTGATCATGTTAGGACCATCGCTAGGCGCCCGATCAGGATCTTCGTGTGTTTCCATAAACACAGCACTCACGCATCCGGTGGCCACTGCCGCCCGAGCGAGGTACGGGACCATAGTTCTATCCCCTCCGGAGACTGAGCCCAGTCCTCCGGGCTGTTGTACAGAATGTGTGGCATCAAAGACCACTGGATACCCGGTGCTTGCCATAATAGGTAGGCTACGCATATCCACAACCAAATTGTTATATCCATGAGTGTATCCCCTTTCACATAACATAATGTGTTCATTGCCTGTACTAGCAATCTTTTCTGCAACATTCTTCATGTCGTGAGGAGCAAGGAATTGTCCCTTCTTGACATTGATTGCTTTACCAGTAACTCCGGCAGCTATTAACAAGTCAGTTTGACGACACAAGAACGCAGGAATTTGTAAAATATCTACACCAGCATCACTGACTTCTTGTGCTTGCCAGGACTCGTGAATATCGGTGAGAATAGGCACTCCAAGTTTATGCTTGACTGTATTAAGTATTTCTAAACCTTCTTTGATACCTAGACCTCGTTGAGTGGACACACTGGAACGATTGGCTTTATCGAAGCTGCTTTTGTAAACAAATTTAATTCCTAGCTCGCTAGTAATGTTTTTAATTTGTTCAGCTGTATCGAGAGCATGTGATTGACTCTCAATTTGACAAGGGCCAGCAATCAACACGAATGGTTGATCGTTGCCCATGATAATATTATGAATATTAAATGT